TGAAGCTCATAACGCTTATAAATTAGCTTTGTCTCATCTTAAAAATGGAGATATTGATAAAATAGGGGTCGTTAAGGCTGTTACATCTTCTAAATTTAAAGGAGTTCATTTTCAAAAAAGTAGCAGAAAATGGATAGCCACGATTAATATTAATAAAAAACAAAAGTACATAGGTTCATTTAAGAATGAGAATGACGCAGTTATTGCTTTAAAACAGTTCCATGTGAACGGCATCTAAGAAGACTTTGCGTCCTTGTGCTCTACGGGTATCTATGTAAATCTGAACTAACTCATCAGCTGGAAGGTTTGTAGAATTTAAAGGAGCTATCCAGTATCCACCCCAGCGAATCCTTACACCCAGCTCTTTAGCGGCTGTCCTCATAGCTTCAGCAATCTCATAGTAGTCTTCTAAACTCCAGCTAATTCCGTTATTGTATGCAGCTAAATCCACGGCTAGCCCATTTAAGTGATTTGAGTCTAGAGTCTGAGTCTTACCTTCAGCTAATAGCCTTCTCTGCTCTTCAATGGTTCTCAAGCCACAGATAACACTAAAGTCTTGCTTGGTTATCTCTATCGCTCTTTTGACTACGGATACTAGTCTTTCGTCCACTCCATTTAACTTCTTTAGGCTTCTTTTACTTAACTTATATTTCATTATTTTCCGATGCTTATTAGGTCGTTTACTTTGCTATTCAATTGGTCGTTATCTTTAATGTCTTGATTGACTACAACAGCTCTTAATGGTCTATCGAAAGTATTACTTCCACCAACACCTAAATTCTCAGCATTGAAGTTTGGTATTCTAGGCGTAGAGGTAGGTGGTCTCATTCCTCCTCCAGAACTTGGAGACGAAACACTACCTCCTCCACTACCGGCGTCTGGTGTAGATAGTATTTTCTTAATGTTTAAAGCTCCAAAAGCAGCAGCGGAAGCGGCTTGTATAAACGGCCATGCTCCCATTGTCGCCGTAGTTCCAGCTACGTTTGCAGATGCTGTTGCAAAGGTAGACTGAATACCTCTAATAGTATCAAACATAACTTGTGCTACAGCTATACCTTTGGCTTCCTTAGAGCCTTTCTTAGCCATAGAACCTAGCAATGCAAACCCAGCAGCTGCTCCGTCGTTAATAGCTTGTTGTTTAGTTCTCTCTACAGCCTGCTCAGCCGTAGCTAGTTTCTCGGCTGCTGTTAGCTTATCGGCTGCTAACTGGTCGTCTATAGCTTTTTGTTCAGCCGCCTTCTTTTCAGATAGTGCAATCTCTTTGGCATTCTGCTCCTCAATTCTTTTTAATTCAGCCTCAGCTTCTGCTATTAAAGCGTCGTCTGCCTCTTTAGCTTTAGCTTCAGCTTCAGCTCTAGCTGTTTCCGCTTCCGCCTTTTGCTGGTCTGTAATCCCTTTGGCTTTAGCTTGAAATTCTTTAGCTAGTGCATCTCTACTTTGCTCAATCTCAAACAGCCTAGCCTTAGCTTCCGCTTCAGCATCCAAGTCTTCATTCATAGACTCTCCTAAGCTATTCTTTTCGGATAATATTCTTAGTTCTTCTTTAGCGATGGCCATCTGCTGATTAGCCAATTCCATTGCCGTTTCCTGAGCCTTAGTATTGGCTTTTAGTCTTTCAGCAGTTGATAAATCAAAGTTTTCAGACGCTAATCTATACTTCTCTAAGTCTGCGTTTAGCTTAGCCTCTTGAATTATAAAATCTCGCTTTGTCTTTAATAGCTTTTGGCTAGCAGTTTCTAAATTTATGACTGCTGATACCTCTTCTTTAATCTCTGCCGTAATACCTTTAAAGCTTCCTGCCAAAATATCTAGACCTTCACTAAAGTTACCTCTAAATATTTCCATCAATCCACCTCCAAAGGTAGATAATCTGTCTACTAGAACGTCTATAGTTGCTCCAATTCCAGCGAAGGCTTTATTTAGCATGTCAGCACCTTTTTGAGTATTGGTGAAGTAGCTTACTAGAGAACCAACAGCCAATACTAGCGCTCCTATTCCAGTCGCTGCAATAGCACCTTTAAGAGTAGTGAAGGCCTTTACCCCATTTTTAGCTCCGCTAACTATACCTTTAAAAGCTGTTACAGCTCCTCCAGTCATTTTGTCTAGAGAACCAATCATACCCTCAGCAGCTTCGTTTCCGTCGTTTATTTTCTCGCTTAAGTTCTCTACATTCTGCTCAGCCTGTTTGGTTTCTACTACTGTTTTAACTTCTAATACTGTCGATGTTTTCATTATTGTTCTATTAAGATATTAAGATTTGTCCTTTTTGCGTTGCTCTCACATTATCAGCATCGTAAAAGAATCCGTATGCCTTAGCTGACGCCTCTAGAGCTGTTGGGTTTGCGTTACTGCCGTCTGGAGGAGTTAGGGGATTGTTAGATGAACTAGACTTCCATTGTACAATAGAGTTTATTATATCGTCCGGATAGTATTCAGCTATCTCGATAGGCCTTATTTTAAACCTCTTCATGAAAGTAGCCGTTGCTGGTTGGTTACTGGTTAAGCTTACACCTTCCAGCTTGATTAACCTAAGTAGCGTATTTTTGTAATAAAACTTTTCATTGAATTTCAAGCCGTCAATCTGATTCCTATTCAATTTTATATTCATCTTTATTTCTCTACTCTGTTCTGAATAAGTCTCCTCCAAGTAATCCTTCCAGAACCTCTGATATAGGTTATACTTTGGGTAGTTTACGCTTGAATGGTAGGATAAAGATTGCCCAAAATTGCTATCAGTTTGGCTGTATCCACCTGTTACTGTCTCCCAATTACCAGTATAAGGAATTGAGCTGTATACTGTAAAGTTTGTACTGAATACGCTTTTTAACTTCCATGATAGGGGACAGGTTGCAGAGGACGTATTCAATATGGTTGGAGCTCCTACTATTAGTTTACCGTCCTTATCAGTGAAACTAGGTATTGGAGCTGAAGTTACATCTAGTGAGTTGTGAGGAATGGTAGCAACTGGAAGTTCAATTTTTAGTTCATTCTTTGCTAGCTCAGTTCCAGTATTATCAATATACTTTTCTCCAAAAGGATTATCGGTTAGCTCTTTGTATTTAGTACTTAAATAGTCTGAGTTTTCCTTATATGATAAGCGTATAGATTTAGCACCTTGTACACTAAACGGCCTAACTTGGACGTCTATTTCGTCTTCTATTAAATCATCTACTATAATAACGTCGCTTGAGTTTTGATTCTCTTCTATCCAATCTACATATGGTGTTAATTCGAACGTTCCATTTGGATTAGCTATTATCTGAGCGTTGCATTGTATAGCGATAGTTCTAAAGATGTCCCAAGCTGTAAGGTCAGGACAGTTTGCGGAAATGTTGACTCTAGAGTTTGGAAAGAATGAAGGTGCTGAGATGCAATTAAACGTCCTACCATCAATAAAAACAGCGTCTGAATAACTTATGATAAGCAAACTAACCCTATCTCCCAACTGTAAGTTATGTAAAGTCATTTCGTCATTCACAGAAAAACGTCGCTCGTTAGTAGTTATTCCTGTAAACTCTACAGAACCCCAAAAGCCACCAGTATCAGAAACTACCGTTCCTCCTCTTTTTACTCGAATAAAGAATTGGAAGTTTTTAACATTAGAACTAGCTTCTCTGATTAGTGTACTGGCATAGTAGTTAAATGTATGCGTCCCCCCAACTTGTACGATATACTCGTTAGTAGACAGGTCAAATATGTTTGGGTCTATATAAGCATCCACAGAGCTAAATGGAATTGTCTTGGGTGTTACGTCGTTAGCAAAAGCAAACGTATAAATCCCATTCATACCACCTGTGTAGCTTAAGTCTGTTGTATCTAACGCAGGAGATTTCTCCTTTTCATTGTGTAATACAATAACTTGATTCATTAAGTCATCTATTCCATTTGTAGTTATGTTAAATGGCATCAATTCGAAAGCTTTTTTAAAGGTAGTTGCTACTTTAAAGTCGTATTCTGTTAATCCGCTGTATGAAAAATCTGTTGCTACCCAATTCTGACCAAAGTTTATCAAGGGGAATACATATCCAGTATTATCTCTATAAGTTTCTGGATTATCAAAGTACTGTTTAAGCTCTGTGTAATTATATAAAACCGACTCTCCTTCATACAGCTCAGCCATAGTCATATTGGATAAGACTGCCTTTAGGTCTGTTTCGCTACCTTGAAATATCATTTCCACTTCCTTGCTATCTCCACTAGTCGCATTTACAACAAAGAAACTACCAACGAATCTCTCAAATCCATCAACTAGAATCCTTCCTTTTATAGACTTGTTTAAATTTACCTTTGCTGATTGAGATGGGTCTGTAACGTCGCCTATTGCATCCAATAGTCCCCCAGTTAACGGTAGCCTAAAAGATTGCTTTGTTACTGTACCCTGACTTCCTAAATTATCAACTGATGAAACTATCTTATTAATCTGAATACTCTCATCCTCAAAAGTTCTACAGACGTGAGAGACTCCGTCAACGTCTAAAATTATAGTTACAATCATTATTTTATCTGCTTAAATTCGTTATTAGCATACTCTAAAGTAAGCTCCATTTTAACTAGTCCTTCCGTTAGTAAATCTCTATCGTAATTGGTATTCTTTAACACCATAGGATGAGCCGTATTGTCGTCGTCAAACATGATTAAAGCCGGAGATTTTAACACCTCAGCCATGCTATCTATCTCTCCTTGTGTAGTGAAATAATCAGACCTTATCGTAATCTCCTTGGTAACAGAACCTCCAAACTCTTGGATATTTGGATTGTTGATATTTTGTATTCCAGCAAAATCAGAAGCTGCGTAGTTTATGCCGTCGCTTTGGATACGCTTACCCTTCTTAGACATATACTTAGTGCTAGCTGCTAGTGTGAAATTCTGGTACTCTGCACCTCCATATCTGTTAACCCAATAAAGTCTATACCTTTCGTTTTTAGGATTACATTTAGCTCTAAAATTCGTTATCAATTCGCTGTCGACATACGGATAACTTTCTCCGTCAAATGTCTCATATCGGATTTTACTAGTAGAATATACAGCTCCAGCTGGAAAAAATGCATTGATATTGATATTCCAGTATCCAAAAGAATTGAGCGCGATAGACCTTTGTATGCTTCTCAAATCTATACTGAATGTACTAACAATGCCTCCATCTGAATCGTAGAAAGTAGTCATTAAATACTTAGCCTCATAATCTCCGTCTATCCTTTCCATCTCAGAAGGAAAAGTCAACAGTTCAACATCGTCTGGAAGCGTAAAAATCTTCTTCTTAACCTTAGGTAGCTTAATGGGTGCAGTATTATACCACGAAGGGTCTCTATAATTCAGAGCTACTGGCTGTTCCTCATAGCCATTATAGACATAGAATCTATTAGTTACAGGAGAGCCAGTAGGTGTTGGAGGAATATCGTCAGACGTAGAGCTGTACTCTTGTACTGTAACGTCGACCTTTGAGAATCCATAGATTTGGACATGCTCTGTAAATCCGTTATATTCAGTTTTAAAAAATGAATCTTGCATCAATTTAAAGACCTCAACAATAGCAGTCGTTCCTATAGGGTTAACAGACCTAGTCGCAGTCGTTCCGTCGTTTAAGGCTGATACAGTAACCTCGTAGGTTAAGTTCTTAGGGTTTGATGTGTCGGTATCTATCAAGGCTACGAAGTTATTGTAAGCTCCGTATATGCCTTTTTCTGGGTCTGTGTTATTATAATCTACTGTTGCTCCCATATCTTAACTTTTCTTTACTGTTGTATTTAATCCTTTTGGTAAGTTATCTAGAATCTCTTTCTGCATTGCATCCGCTACGTCATTAGTAAAAGCTACAGCTATAGCGTCCTTGTGGTCTTCAAAAGCATAAGCTTGAGACTTACCCATAAAACCAATACCTTTGATTCCTTTTAGTGCCATAGAACGTCCAATCATATAAGCCACAGCCTTAATATTTTTGTCATTTTTCTCTATAAACCTTCCTTCCGTTGGGCCTTTAGTCATATCCCTAAGCTTAATCTTAGGACTCTTTAGCCACTTTATTATAGCTTTTTGGTTGACATTCTTACCCTTGAATGAATATGGACTGCCTTGTTTTACCTCAGTTCCATTAACACCACGCTCAGTAAAAGCTCCGTATATCTCTTTAGATGTAAATTCTAGAGTCAAATTGTTGGTAGATTTGTCCTCTACAATATCAAACCCCAAGCCATCAGATAGCTTGCCTGTGTTGTTTGTGGCAGTTTTCTTACCACTATAGCCCTTAACTTTTAAAGCTATTCTAGCTCGTTTTAAAGCGTCCTTAGCGTATGGCTTGAATACAGCCTTTAGATTTTCATAGTGCAGTTCCATTAAGCTAAACAGGTTTTTTGAAGATTGAAATTTAAGGTAAACTCAACACCACCTAACCCATCTTTATAACGCTTTTCTACCTTCGTAATATTGACAGTATCTTCGAAGTAAAATCCATTATCCTTAAGGTAGCTAATAAACATGGACGAAATTCCAAAGCAATCTGATATAACTTGCAAACGTCTATACTCTGGGTCTCCGACAGTAGATAGTAAGTCTAACATCTCAAAGCTGAAGCTGACAGTATCGGTTTGCATTCCACTAACCAAAGAGTCGCTAATATCAAAGTAAAGAGATACCCCTTTCTTATCCAGTAGCCTATCAGGTACACTTGTGAAACTACAATAGACCACCTCATCAAAGTAGGTATTAACAATTTCCTCTATACTATCTTTAATTTGAACTATTTGATTTTGCATTTTTTTGGTTTATTAAGTCTATTTTTTCTTGCTCTACCCATGTGAAGGCTCTCCATATTTCTAGCTCCTCGGCTGCCTTCATTTTAGTAGCGTCCTTATTAGCTAGCATCTTTATCAATCCATACATTTTACGGCCGTCCTGCTGGTCTCCATCCTCTGAATTTTCGCCCTTATAAAGTATCGGATAATTATCTTGCAAAGTTACAATTAATTCCTTAAACATACTAGACGCCCAAAGAGAAAACACCAACGGAGCTTCATAAAATACCTCTTGAGCTTCTAAATATTCTTTCTTACTGAATGGCTTACTCCAATCTGTCCTATATAGCAGAGCTGGGATAGCATGGTAAAACTCTAATGTATCATGATTCAAATCAACATTGACTAGCTCGACTAGGAATTTAACCGGAATATCTAGCAAGTCCTCAGGAGCGTAATAAGTCTTTTTATTGTACTTAAATGACTCTGGTGGCTTACCTATATCTTCAGCTTCCAAAAGCTTGAAAAACGTAGCCAAAACAGCATTCCTATCTAACTCAGAAAAGAGCTCTGGGTCTACGTCTATTATATCAAAAAAAACTTTCGCTTGATTCTCTGGAACTGCCATTCCAATTCGCTGCATTGAATCCAGTCGTATCGCCTTTGATGAATCTGGTATTCGTATCTTCATATTTTGGTTGTTTAGGGTTTGCTCTATTTGCGTAGGTAAATACTACATACCTTATTGCATCTATAGCATGGTTATAAAAGTCTATAGGAGCTTCTTTAGCTTTGCCATTCCAACAGTAATTGTTGAGCTCCTTAATTATATTTGTCGATTCTGAAGTAACTACAAGCCTATAGTTTTGCATTAGCTTAATGCCTTGCATGATGCTACCAGCTCCTTTCTTGACTGGTAATATAGACCTCTTGCATTTAGTAGTTAGGTCATTTATCAATCTCTGCTCTGCTGAATCAGCTACAATACTACCTCTATCTAATCGGTTAATACGATGGCTAAGCTGGTCTATAGTTTGGCCATGTTCGTAAAACTCCTCTTTGATGTATATAAGCTTTCTGCTTTCATCTATAGATACCCTAACGCATGAATCTGGGTCAGCTACAAAACCAAAGTCTAATCCATACCAGAACGGAAGGTTGTCATCAAATGCGCCTACTTCCCAATTCTCAAATATTACTCCTTCAGCTTTATTTCTCCATCCTCCTAATATTTGGTGCTGATACTTTTCAGGATTGTTGCGTTTGATTATATCTAAAGAATTTAAGAAGGACGCTGATAGATTCTCCTCATTGTCTAGGTAGGTTGTATGGATATAGCAAGTATCCCCTTTAATGCCATTATAACCGCCCTCTACGCCTCTATCTTCAAAGAAACGTTTATATATCCAATGCTCCTTTGTGGTAGGGTTTAGAATCAAGATAACGATGTTCTTGGATTCCTTAGACCTAATAGACAAATCTATCTTATCGAAGGTTGTCTCATTATCTAACTCCTCAGCCTCATCTACTATCCAAGTTGATACCCCTTGAAGAGATTTCAAGTTGGCAGTTTGATTACCAGAGCTAGTCTTAATTCCTGAAAATAGAATGGAGCTCCCAGTCCTAGTGTTTATGATTTCGTTGTTAGTAACGTCGAAGACCTCAGCTACATTTAGAATATCTATCTTTTCCTCAAATTCTGGGATGATAGATTTCCTAGCAGATGTAAGCGTATAACGTGTATAGAGCGTCTTGGAGTTAGCCTCGAATGATTTTAGTAGATTCCATAAAGAAACCGTAAAAGACTTACTAGAGCCACGTCCTCCTGTTATAACATAATACCTAACATCATCTGGTTGCTGGAACAGCTGTTCGTAGCGACTACTGAGTTTTACTGACAAATTCTATAGGTGTTATATTCAGTTCCTTTCCTTTGCTAGTTACGTCTGTCTGTTGCTTATCTGTCCAGCCAAATCTATTCTTCATATTCATATAGAATAACGTCGGAGAAAATTCTTTATCCTTTAAGTTAATCCTACCTTGTTTCATCCACCATCCTTTTGAGAAATCAACTCCCCTTTTTTTGGAGTCTAAAAACTCTGGATGAGAATCGCACCAGTTATAAAAAGTTTGTTTACAAATCTTAAGTTCATAACAAACCTCCTCTATACTCATTCCTTCGTACATTAATTCTACGACTTTATCTCCTAGCTCTTTAGTATACTTTGTTGGTCTCATAATATTCTATTTTTCTTGCCATACTTTTAGCCTTACTAATAAATACAAAGTTACGCAAATTAAGGTAAAAAAAGAAAATACGATAACTGTAGCGAATATGGCTACGTTCATGTATTTCAGATATTCCATAGGTTTTAAGATTAATTGCCAGAGCTTATTTTAAACGTGTTTACGGCATTTATTACAATACATACGTCCGTAAGATACTACTCCGTAGGAAAACGCCTCAAGATTCCAGTACTTTCTATGGGTTAAAAAACAAACCCACCACCTATAGATTTTTTTCATATAGCATTAATTTTGCTTTTCGGTTGGTAGAATTACCAATGTACCTTCGACTCCATCAAGACTCTCAAAAGTTATTATTTTGTCTAGATACAAATCGAATAGTATTATTTCGTCAACCATCTCAGTTAGATTGTAGCTGTGTTAAAAATACAATAGAACCAATAAACTCTCCAGATAAGCTATATAAGTCATATATGTCGCCTATCCCTAAATCGTCTAGCATATCGTCGTCTATCATAGCTACAAATATAAGAAAATTAACTAATACTTTTAATGTTTACTTCGACTCTACCATTACATTTATCATATTCTGTAGGCAGTATGGTCTCAGTTTTTACAAATTCGTCGTTATCGTCTTCCCAACATCCGAGCTCAGTAATTGCATCTAGCAAATATTTGGAGCATACAGCTATGACATTCATTTTGTCTAGACGTCTTCTAGTAGGCTTATAAACCTTGTAAGTAATCTCACAAGGTGTTTCTATAGTAACTCCGACCAACTGCTCTCTAATCGCCTCTAAATACATTTTCTTGACTTTGTTATTTACAGCGTAATGTAAATTCCGATATGTGTTGAGGTTTATGTATACCCTTTTGTCTGGCTTAGACTTTCTAGGTATATCGACAAAGGTCGGAGCTACTATAGTTATATCTCTCATTTCTTCAGCTCATCTATTGATTTCCTGAATGATTCTAAGCGATTCACTTCATGTTTGTAAAACTCCTCTAGGTAGTCTATTCCGTCCTCCTTATCTTTAACTGCTACTATCACAGGACTTTCAAAGTACTTGAAGTAAATCTCTTTTCTGGTTTTGAGCTTATCTAAATAATGAGCAAATGTGTTAATGTCGTCTTTCATTTTTATTCTTTTTAATATAATTG